AGTTGGGACAAGATCAACAAGCGTTACGACCACTGGCGGGAGGCCGATCGCGCGCACGATGTCTACGTGCCGCCCGAGGCCACCGAGTTCCGCGAGAAGGCCGTCATCGCCGACACCCGCGCGATCACCGACACCGTCGTCACCTACCTCATGGCGGCCATCACCGGCCGCAACCCAATGTTCCAGCTGGAGGGCCTGAACAGCCGCTCCCGCCGCGTCGCCCCCATTGTCGAGCGCCTCATCCACCAGCAGATGCGCCGCACTGCCGGCGAAGCGCGCCTGGCCCAGCACATGCTGGACTCCGCACGATACGGATGTGCGCCAACTAAGATCCTTTGGGACGACAAGAACAACACCAACCAGATCGTCAACTTCGACCCGCGCCGCTACTTCCCGGACCCGCGCGTCCACTGGGGCGACACCGAAAGCATGCAGTTCATGGGCTTCGCCACGCCCATGTCCTACTCCGCGATCGTCCGCTCTGGCCTCTACGACAAGGTCAAGCGTTACCCGGCCCTGCGCATGGCCAAGCCATCCAACTCCCAGACCTGGGAATGCAACCGCCATATCGCCGAGGAAGGCCGTGGCCTCTCCCTCGACCCCACGTCGGACCCGAATGCCAACTCGCAGTTCACGCTCGGCCCGGCGCGCATCGTCAACGAGGTGTGGCTGAACATCTGCGGCTACGAGCTGAACCTGCCGGCGATCGACAACATCTGGCTCATCGTGGCCATCCTCGACGAGGAGGTCGTGATCCGGTTCCAGCTGAACACGTATGGCCAGTTCTACCCGACCGTCACCGGCTCGCTCTATCACGACTGCCACAAGACCTTCGGCCAGTCCCTCTACGACGTGCTGCTGCCCTTGCACGAAACCGCGACGTGGCTGCTCCGCAGCCGCATCGACAACGTGCAGGCCGCGCTCAACAACCTGATCTTTGCTGACCCCACGCAGGTCAACATCCCGGACCTCATCGACCGGAACCCGTGGGGCATCGTCCGCACGCTCCCCGGCGTGAAGCCGGGCGAAGGAGTCTTCGTCGCGCAAATCCCGGATGTCACCAAAGGCCACTGGCAGGACATCGCTGCCATGAGTGACCTCAAGCAAAGGGTGTCGGCCGCCTCGGACGCCCAGCAGGGCATGCCCACCGCGGACGTGCGCTCGGCCACCGAGATCGCCCGCCTCACGCAGCTCGGTTCGCAGCGCCTCGGCATCATCTCGAAGGTCATCAGCGCCACCACCGTGCGCCCGATGGTCCGCATGATGGTCGGCAACGTGCAGGACGTTCTGCAATACGAGGGCAGCATCCGCATCGATCCCTTCCAGGCACCCGGCATGCTCGCCGACCTGATCAAGGACGACTACGTGGACTTCACCGTGGCCGACCTCCAGGGCGACATCGACTACATGGTCGTGGACGGCACGCTGCCGATCGAGCCAACCCGCAACGCGGAGACGTGGCTCAACATGCTCCAGATCATGAACATGACCGGCCTCAACATGGAATACAAAGCCGGCCGCATCGCCGAGGAGGCGATCCGCTCCATGGGCGTGTCGGACCTCCAGCAGTTCCGCATCTCGGCCGAAGAACGCAACCAGGGCCTCTCCCCCAGCCAGCAGCTCTCCGTGATGGAGAAGATGCGTGGCGCTTCCGTCATGCCGCAGGAGCAGGTCGCCCGTCAGGTCGAACGCGGCAACCTCGTGCCCATGGGAGCCAAGCGATGAGCGATCCAACGACCCCCAACGCCGAACAGGTTGAAGCCTTCGTGCACCCGATGGTCCGCGCCTACGTGGATGCCAAATGCAAGACCACGAAAGACGAGTGCGAGCAGATGGTCCGTGCCGCCCACCAGGCGATCACCTCCGTCCGCAACTTCGTGGCCAAGGTGCACGCCGACTGCAACCCCGAGGTCAACGGCACGACCAAGCACCTCAAGCAGCTCAGCTCCCAGCTCCAGCTCATGGACCGCATGTCCGCCACCAAGCTCGGCCTCCAGCGCCTGGCCAAGGAACTGGGGATCGACCTGAATGGCTGAGATCACCCGCCCAGTAACCGAGCAAATCCGGTTTGTGTCCGCCCGCACGGGCGAGCACAGCCTGGACAGCTACATCGAGAACGCCGAGATCGGCGACAAGACCCTCGCCGAACTCCTCGACCAGGTCTTCGACAGCTCCGGCAACTTCGATGGCGCGCTGTTCGAGTTCCGCATCGACGCGGCCACCGAGCAGTTCCAGGTGAACGTAGCCAACTCGGGCTGGCAGAACATCCACGCCTTCTTCCGCACCCGCGGCGACTGGGCCTCGGGCACCGCCTACACGCGCCTGGACATGGTCAAATACCTGTCCAAGTTCTACATCTGCATCGAGGGCCACGTCTCTGCCGGCACCTTCGACCTGGCCAAATGGCAGGACATCCTCGACGACACCCCGCTCGACCAGGCTGTCGCCGACGCCCAGTTCTATGCCAACCAGGCGATCGCCGCCGTGGCCAGCATCTCCGGCGCCGTCAACATCCCGATCCAGACCTTCACCGGCGACGGCACCGACCCGACCTTCAACCTCACCGTCGTGCCCTCCAGCGCGCAGGCGCTCCTCGTCACGATCGACAACGTCGTGCAGGAGCCGGCCATCGCCTACTCCGTGCTCGGCAACGTCGTCACCTTCACTACGCCGCCGCCGGCCGGCACCAAGATCACCGTGCGCTATCTCGGCGGCACGCTGAACCAGATGCCCGTCGTCACCAAGCCGGCCACGTTCACGCTGACGGCCGACGACAACTTCCACGTCCTCAACTGCACGGCCAACCTCACCATCAACGGCCTCGCCGCCGCGACCGCGGGCAACGGCTTCCTGTGCGTCGTCAAGCACAACGGCTTCTCGATCACCGTGGACCCGGCCAGCACTGAACAAGTCGATGGCGTGGCCACGAAGGTCTTCACCTCCGACTTCTTCCTGTGGTGCGACGGATCGAAGTGGCTGACGTTCGCCCCCGGCGGCTCGTCCGTCTCCAGCGTCTTCAGCCGCGTCGGCGCAGTGACCGCGCAGAACGGCGACTACACCGCCGCCCAGATCACCAACGTCCCGGCCGGCAACCTCGCCGCGACCACCGTGCAGGCCGCCATCAACGAGCTGGACACCCAGAAGCTCTCCATCGGCCACGCCGGCCTCGGCGGCACCGCGCACGCCAACGCCACGCCTGGCACCGCCGGCTTCATGTCCGCCACGGACAAGACCAAGCTCGACGGCATCGAGGCCAACGCCACGGCGGACATGACCGCCAACGAAATCCTGACGGCGCTCCAGACCGTGGACGGCCCGTCCTCCGGCCTTGACGCCGACACCCTCGACGGTCAGCACGCTGCGGACTTCGCCGCTGCTGGCCACAGCCACCCGACCTATCAGCCGATCGACGCGACGCTGACCGCCATGGCCGGCGTCACGACGACCGCCGACCTGATCCTCTACTTCACCGGCATCGACACGGCGCAGGGCACCACCCTCACCGCCTGGGCACGCACGCTTCTGGACGATGCCAACGTCAACGACGCACACGGCACCCTCGGCCTCGGCAACATCGCCACGATCAACACGACCGGCAGCACGGACAATTTCCTGCGCGCCGACGGCACCTGGTCCTCCCCGCCGGCTGGCGGGGGCGGCGGCATCTCCGATGGCGACAAGGGCGACATCATCGTCTCCGGCACCGGCGCGGTCTGGGAGATCGACACCACTGTCCTGTCCGCCTTCGGCCGCACGCTCATCGACGACGCCGACGCGACGGCTGCGCGCGGCACGCTTGGCCTCGGCTCCGTGGCCACGCTCAGCTCGATCGGCACCGCCAACCTGGCGACCAACGCGGTGGACAACACCATCCTCAACGACATGGCCAATAACACGATCAAGGGCCGCAACGCCGGATCGGTTGGCAACCCGCAGGACCTGACCACCGCGCAGGTCACGGCGATGCTCAATGCCTTCACCAGCACCCTGAAGGGCCTCGCTCCAGCCTCTGGTGGCGGCACCGTCAACTACCTTCGTGCCGATGGCACCTGGGCTTCGCCTCCGACCGGCACCGTCGGCGACGGCGACAAGGGCGACATCACCGTGGCGTCGGGTGTCTGGACCATCGACAACGGCGTTGTGACGAACGCCAAGATGGCCAACATGGCCGATCAGACGGTCAAGGCCAACTTGACCGGCACGGTTGCCGCGCCCGCCGACTACACCATCAGTCAGCTCACGGCCTACCTGTCCAACTTCACTGGCGCGACCTCTGGCGCGAACGGCGCGAAGGGCGTCGTTCCGCAGCCGAATGCGGGCGATGAAGGCAAGTTCCTCAAGGGTGACGGCACCTGGGGCACGCCTGCGGGTGGTGGCGGCACGCCCGGTGGCTCCTCTGGCCAGATGCAATACAACAATGCCGGCGCGTTCGCGGGCGCGACTGGCCTGACCTGGGACAACTTGCTCACCCACCTAGTCCTTGGCACCGCTGCCAACAACGCAACACTGCGGACGCCCGGCGGCGGCGTCAACCTCGACGGCATCGATTTGCACGTCAACACCGGCGAAGGTGGCGGAACCTTCGGCAGTGGCGGCGACATTTGGATGCAAGCCGGTTTCGGCGCTGCTCAGGGCTACGGCGGCTCATTCAACATCATCGCTGGCAATTCGGGCGAAACGTCCGGCGACGGCGGCGTAGTCCTGCTCCGGGGCGGCAACTCCGCCACCGGCCAAGCTGGCAACATCTATCTCGACCCCGGCGACACCACCAGCGGCGTCAACGGCAGGATCATCGGCGTTGACCCCTTCAGCACCGAATACACGCTGTTCGATGAATTCATGATGCTTCCGAGCGATCGGATCAATTTCAACGAAGGCTTGAACCTCCAGGAAGGCGACCTCGTCCGGGCGCGTCTGATGAGCTGCTTCGAGGGGGTTGATAACGTCTCGCCCAACCTTGGCGTGACCACGCTTGATTTCGAAATCGGCACCGTCTTCACGCTTGGCCTCACCGAGAACACAACGCTGAACATCACCAACGTGCCGGATGGTGCGAGTGCCATCACTCTCATCGTGGCCCAGGACGGTAATGGGCCGTGGGGCATCAACTATCCGGCCGGCACCATGTGGCCAGGAGGCAGCGCCGGCATCCCGACGCTCACCTCTACCGCCGGCGGCATCGATGTCATCACCCTGTTCACCTACAACGGCGGCATCAACTGGCTCGGCGGCGTGGTCGGTCAAAACTTCCAGGAGCCGTAATGCTGTTCGGGAAGCACTGCATGATGTGCGCCGGCCCCTACACCGGCGGCGGCTCCGAGCCTGGCGGCGGCGGCGGGAACGACGGCGGCAACTGGGCCGGGCCGGCCAACGGCGCGATCATGATGAATGACGCCAGCGCAACCTTCTTCGGCCCCGGTGGCTACAACTCCGGCGCTGGCAGTTGCTCGGACAACTGGCCACGCATGGGCATGCTCTGCACCGGCAGCGGCGGCGATGGTGGCGATCTCACCGTGCGTCCGACCAAAAACGGCACCGTCGGCTCTACCTGGTCCGCACCCGGCAATGGCGTGAACGACTGGGTCTACGCCGTCGTCGATCTTAGCCAGGCACGCACCTTCCAGTTCGCCAGCTACGGCCAGATGTTCTCGGACGGGAAGACCACGCATGTAAAGCTGGACTATATGACCACCGCGCCGAGCGGCTACGTCGACGCGGGTTGGACGCCTGTGCATGGCGAGTTCGCGCTCACCAACACGTCAGAGCAGGAGTGGACCAACTTCACCGAGGTCACAGCGCGATACGTCCGCGTCGCCTGCCGAAACAACGGCTCATTCGGCGACAGCAGCTGGATCGAGCTTTTCAGCTTCAAACTCACCAACGGGACAGGTGGCTGATCATGCCCACGTCGAAAGTCACGCGCCACTCTGCTGATGCCGGCGTCGGCGCGAACCAGCTCGCTCTCCTCGACGGCACCGGCAAGCTGGCCAACTCCGCGCTCAACCTCGGCAACGCCGCGAACCTCATCCCCGTCCACGACGTGAACGGCCGCATCCAGCACGGCAACCTCGGCATCGGCAAGGCTCCGTCCGCCACGCACTCGATCGACGTGGCCGGCACGATCAACAGCACCGCTGGCATCGTCGGCAGCAATGCCGTCGGCGCACGCACCGTGTCCACGTCCGCCCCGTCGGGCGGCGCTGACGGCGACATCTGGTATCAGGTCTAATGTTCGTCAAAAATGCAGGCATCTGGAAGACAATCCAAGCAACCTGGGTGAAGGACGCTGGCACCTGGAAACAGGCGCTCGTCACCTGGATCAAGACCGGCGGCGTCTGGAAAGAGGCGCTGCCGAACTACAACCTCACGATCTCCGCTGACACCGCCAACTACAACATCCGCAACGCCGTCGTGGCTGCGGGCTGGGCCGGCCTCGGTCCGGTCAACGTCGTCGTCACGATCAACTCCGGCGTCCGCGTCTACTCGACCTCGACCGCATCTCCTGCGCTGCGCACCGGCACGCCGTGGCCAGCGGGCACGCGCATCCGCGTCGTCAACAACGGCTTCATCCTCGGCCGCGGCGGCAACGGCGGCGCAGGTGGCGGCAATACCGGCACGCCTCAGAGCGGCGCTGTCGGCCAGCCCGGCGGCCCCGCATTCCTCGCCGAGTTCGCCGTTACGATGGTCAACAACGGCATCATCGCGGGCGGTGGCGGCGGCGGCTCCGGTGGCGACGGCAAGACCTGGACGACCACTAGTCAGAACGGCGACATCACCACCACGCGCTATGGCGGCGGCGGTGGCGGCGGTGGCGGTCGAGGTGGCCTCTCCAATTCGTCCGGCGGCAACGGCGGCAACGGCAACACCTACGACGGCGCATCCGGCGGCGCTGGCACGGTCAATGGCCCTGGCGCTGGCGGCGGTGGCGGTGGCGAAGCGCAGAACGGCGCATCCGGCGGCGGCTGGGGTGCCAACGGCGGCTCCACGGGCAACACGGGCGGCGCGGCCGGCAAGTATGCGCAGGGCAATAGCCTGATCACCTGGGAAGTCCTGGGCACGCGATATGGAGGAGTGACGGCATGAGGCATCTGGTAATGCTCTCGGGTGGCCCTGACAGCGCGCTCGCGCTCAAGGAGGCGCTCGCCACCAACGAGCCGGTCGTGGCCTTCCACGCATCCATCATCAACGAACCGCGGTGGCCATACGAGCTGGCCGCGTGCCGCCAGCTGCACACTGCGTTGTTCGGCCTGCGCCCGTTCGACTTCGTCAACGCCAAGATCGAGAACACCTTCAACGTCCAGGACTTGCTCATGCTCGCGCCGTTCGCTGCGTCCATGTGCAATCGCTATCTGGACATCGGGAAAATCTGGGTTGGCGAGGACGTGCAGCAGATCGACGGCGCGCTCGACACCGCCTTCATCCAGATGGTCCGCTCCGCGATCTTCTCGAAGCGGTTCCCGAACACGCCACTCAACTTCGCCTACCACCCGGCACCTGGCTTTAGCCGCACCAAGTCCCAAATCCGCCAGGCGCTCGGCGACCTGTGGCCACTCACCTGGTCCTGTAGGACGCCAACGCCGTCCGGCCCGTGCCATACCTGCGACGCCTGCCACGAGCGAGACAGCACCGATGCCTAACTTCAGCGCCCAATACGCCCACATCATCAACAACGCCATCGCGTCGATCGGCCCGCTCCCCTACATCATCACGAGCGCCGACGGCTCCGCGGTCTACGAGGCCGCCACCATGACCGACGAGCAGCTTGCCGCCGAGGGCTGGCTGCAGATCGAGCAGCGTGGCCAGAGGGACTTCGACCCTGACATCGAGGTCGCGATCCCGCTCGCCCCGGTCCTCATCAACAACAAGCCGGTCGTCGATTGGACCTACCACTTCACCCCCACCTGCCGCGACGCCATGATCGGCAAGATCGACGAACAGGCCGAGGTGCGCCGCGCAGCCGTGGCCACATCCGCCCCGCTCCAGGTCAAGGAGTACGACGAAGCCTACGACGAGGCCATGAGGTATATGGCGGCCTCCCCAGAAGACCAGGCCGCCGGCTCGTGGCCATTCCTGTCCGCCGACATCGGAGTCACCCAGTTCCCTGACGGCTCGTTCGTCCAGAACCACGCCCATGCTGCTGGCATCATCATCGCCACCCGCGAAGTGTGGCGCGAGATGGCTGCCGAAATCCGCGCCCAACGCCTGGCCGCCAAGTCGGCCATCCGCAACGCGCCCTCCGACGCCGCCGCCCACGCCCATTTTGTCGCGGCCTGGGCCTCATAGCGGGACGACGCGCCCGCCCCTTTCCGCCTATCAACCGAGGGTCATCAACCGGAGCGTCGCGTCGTGGAGCTGACCCCAGTGCAACTTGAAGAAATGCTCGACCGCGCCGCCGAGAAGGGGGCGAAGCAAGCCCTCGCCTCGATCGGACTTCACGACGACAAGGGCGCTGACGATGTCCGCGAGCTGCGCTCGCTCCTCCAGACCTACCGCAAGATCAAAGACACAGCCATCAGCACTCTCGTCCGATCCGTCGTCATGGCCATCCTCGGCCTCATCGCCCTCGGCCTATTCGTGAAGTATGGGAAAATTCCCTGACCCCTGCGTCATCGTCTGCCAAGGCCCGCCCATCTGTGACCTCTCCGGCGACGATGCGTGCGAGGCCCAACAGAACAATTGCCCCTGGTGCAAATACATCATCGTCCACCCGGACGGGACCGAAACAACGATAGAGCCAAGCCACCAATGAACACCGCCGAAAAGCTCGACGCGATCAAGTCGCTCCTCAAGCACCCAGCGTGGCCCCTGATCACGGAGACAATCCGCTCCGAGAATTACTCCTTGGCCACGACGTTCTCGAAGCCAGGCTTCCTCGTCAACGGGGACGACATGCACTTCTATCGTGGTGCAATCCACACCGCGGAGCTTTTCGCGACCATGCCCGAGCGCATGATCCAGAGGCTCACCACCGACCTGCTCATCGAGCAGGCCAACGAGGCCGCCAAGGCCGCCAAGAAACCCGAGCCGCCCCGCTAACGCCGGGCAGGAGAACCTGAATGCCCACCCCGATCGAGTCGATCGCCGCCCAGTATCTCGGCCCCCAGCCGAACAACAACGAAGCCGCAGCCGCCCAGGCCGCGGCAGCCGCCGCCCAACAGCAGCAGACCGCCGAAGCCAATGCCGCAGCAGCTCGCGACGCAGCTGCCGAGGCTGGCCAGGACGCAGCAGCCGCAGCTGCCCCCAGCAATGAAGGCGAGGAGAACCCTGTCGCCTTTGAGATCGAGCTTGGTGGCCAGAAGCGCCAGCTCAACCCCAACCAGATCGCCAGCACCTTCGAGCGTTACGCCGCTCTGAACGCCAAGCACGCCAGCATGAAGCCGGTGCTCAGCCTGGTCGAGCGCATGATGACCGACACCGGCGCAAACGCCGAGCAGGTCGCCGGCGCGATGATGGCCGCAATGAAGGCCGCGTCGAAGGACCCGAAGATGGGTGCCGCCGCCGCGAAGGAGAACGACAACAACGACGGTGGCGACGGTGATGATCCGCTCGCCGCTTGGGAGCGCGACAACGCCGCCCAGCTCCCGCCCGGCTACCGCGAGATGGTCAAGGGCAACACCTCCGTCATGGGCGAGCTGAAGAAGACGCAGCAGATGCTTGCCGCCGTCCTCCAAGGCTCCAAGGCTGTGGCCGGCGCAGCCGTCCAGGCTCAGCAGCAGCAGCGTGGCAACGCCATCGCCCAGGCGAAGCAGCAAATGGCCATCAACCTCTCGAAGGCGCAGCAGCACCATGGCCTGCCCGACGAGAGCGCCAACGACTTCCTCACCTTCGCCGCCGAGCGTGGCTTCACGCTGGAGGACTTCATCAACCCGGACCTGGCGTTCACCGTCGTCGGTGACTTCAAGAACGCCATGCAGTCGCCGGAGATGGAGCGCCTGAAGGCCATCGCAAAGAAGCGCCAGGCGTTCACCCCGAGCACCGGCTCCGCGCCGGCCGCCGGTTCCGCGCCCGCCGGCAACAAAGGCCCGACCGCGTTCGACATGCTCACCGATCGCGTCATGTCCAACCGTTTCCCGAAGTAGCCACACTCGCTACTGACGACTAGGGCCGCGCTCATCACGCGGCCCTAATTTTTTTCTTCGATAGGGACGACAGCACCCCCGTCCTTATCGCAATCATCCCAAACAGCACCGAGTTCCAAGCCGCGTCTCCGCCCACGGGCCGAGTTGCCGCCGAGGAAACCAGGGCAAAGGCCGACACCGCGACAGCGCGTCCATACGCAGCTCCGCAGCCGAGGCCAACCGCTTTGAAGACCTTTGCGTCAAGGAGACGACAATGCCTGCTTCCATTCCGGGCCTTCGTGGCACGGGTCAGTTCACCACTGATTTCCGCCCGACCAACTACCGCGAGCTTTACACGCTCCTGGAACCGAACGGCACCGCGCCGCTGAATGCGCTGCTGTCCATGGGCCAGAGCGAGGCGACCGACGACTCGAAGTACAACAACTTCCGCGACGAGCTGCCGGACCGCACCCTCAAGATCAACAACGCCGCTGGCTACGCCTCGGGCGTCACCACCCTCCAGCTCGACGTGGACGGCAACACCGGCTACGTCCTGAACGGCTCGATCGTGGTGAACAGCCGCACCGGCGAGGTCATGCTGGCCACCGTCGATGGCAACAACACCACCGGCCAGATCACCGTGACCCGCAACATCGGCGGCACGGCCTACGCCATCCTGGACAACGACGACCTGTTCGTCGCCGGCTTCGCCGGTCAGGAAGGTGGCGGCTCGCCGACGGCGATCACGTTCGACGCCACCGTGGACTTCAACTACACGCAGATTTTCAAGACCGCGTTCCAGGTCACTGGCTCGCTGGACAAGACCTATCTGCGCACGGGCAACAAGTATCAGGAGTCCATGGAGAAGGCGCTGAAGCTGCACATGAGCGACATCGAGCGCGCTCACCTGTTCAGCATCCGCAACGAGATCAACGGCTCCACCTCGCAGCCCACCCGCACCACTGGCGGCATCATCAACCTGCTCACCTCGGGCGGTTTCGTGGAGGACGTGGCCACCTACGGCACCGCCAACACGATGACCGAGGACCAGTTCGATCGGCTGCTGATGAACACCATCTTCGCCTACGGGTCGAAGACCAAGCTGGCGTTCGTCGGCGCGACCGTGGCTGGCCACCTCCAGAAGTGGGGCAAGAACAAGTGGACCCCGCAGTCGGTTGACGGTGCCTACGGCGTGAACGTCGTGCGCTACCAGACCTTCTCGGGCGACCTCTTGGTGCACCTGCACCCGCAGTTCCGTCAGATCCCCGGCATGGCCAATTCCATGCTGGTGCTGGACTTCCCCTTCATCAAGTATCGCTACCTCCAGGACCGCGATACGAACCTGCAGGAGAACATCCAGAACAACGACGCGGACGCGAAGAAATCCCAGTATATGACCGACTGCGGCCTGGAACTGCTCCAGGGCAAGGTCCATCGCTACATCAAGAACTGGTCGCTGGTCCCGTAATAGGGACGACGCAGCCAGCGTCTTGGAAGCAAACAATGGGGGCGGATCAATCCGCCCCCATTCGTTTTCAGGAGCCCCCATGGCGAAGAAGAAGCCCGAAGTCGATGTCGAGAAGCTGGTGGCCGCGGAAGCCGCGCGCCATGCAGCCAAGGACGAAGTCGCTCGCGTCGGCAGCACCCTCTATTGCTCGACCCAGAAGCTCACCGAGATGAGCGTCAGCATGGGCGACGTGGTCATCCGCGGCCGGCGCAACCCGAAGACTGGCCTCATCATGCTGGAGGTCCCCGACCCGCTGGTCGATCGCTTCGAGCGACACACCCTGTTCCAGATGGGCCACGTCGTGAAGGCGACCGAGGACATCATCGAGGCCGACAAGCCGGAGCCGGTGGCCGATGGCGGAGCAGAGTAACACCGCCCCGCAGATCGCCGACTTCTACAGTCCCCTTGAGACGATCGCGTTCAAGGCGCTGCGCATCTACGGCGACTTCAACCCGGGCACTGTGGACGGCGATGTCCTGTTGATGTTCGTGGACTTCGCGAACCAGGTCATCGACGAGGTCCGCGCGCATCCCTACTGGCGTGGCGGCGGCGTGGACTACTACGCCTCTCCCACCGAGCGCCGCGCGATCCCCGACCACATCATGATGGCCGGCCTCCTGGCCAAGTATGCCGAGCAGCAGTTCTCCGACAAATACCAGCTGTTCGCGCCCAAGTATGCGCGCACCATGAACCAGCTGCTCTGGTATATCCTGAACGGCAACACCGAGATCGCGCTGCGCCGCGTGGACGAGAAGGCCCCGACCAACCCGACCAACGGGCAGCCTCTCGCATGAGCGGCACCCTCTCGCCTCCAGCCAAGAAGACTCGGATTTTTCCGTTCGAGGAGTTCATGGGCCTCGACGCCTACCGGGACAACTTCGCCCTGGACACGGGCAAACAGCAATACCTGGCCAAGCTCGACAACGGCTTCTGCGATTTCCGCGGCACCATCATCCGCGACGCCGGCGCGACCAAGCGCCACTCGATCGGCGGCGTGATCGACCATGTCAACTTCGTCAGCGAGGACATCTCGGTCTGGGCACAGATCGACGGCGCTGGCGTCACGCTCAACTCCGACCGCAACCACAAAATCCAGGACGTCTTCCCGATCAACGCGGTCGTCAGCTCCACCATCTTCGGCCGTAAGGTCTACTTCTTCTGCCGCGACCAGCAGCTCCGTATCTACGACGGCCTGTCCTGGAACAAGAGCAAATCGAAGTCCGATCCTCGCCCTGCCTTCGGCGTGGCCATTCAGCGCCGGCTGGCGACGGCCGGCTACATCAACGACCCGACCACCATCTACTTCACGCGCACCGACGACGCCGAGGTATTCCCGGGCGACGAGGAGCCGAACTACGTCAACCCGCTGAAAGCCTTCAAGCTCGACATCTCCAACCAGATCAGCACCGCCGACAAAATCCGTGGCCTGGGCGTCTTCGAGAAGAACAACCTGGCCATCTTCACCTCCGACCAGGCGCTCATCTACTACATCGATCCCGACTACACGAAGGCGCAGATCGTCGATAAGGCCAACGTCAACGTCGGCACGATCAGCCATCGCACGATCGCCACGGCCGGCACGGACCTGCTGTTCTGCTCGCGCCACGGTGTCCACTCGCTCCGGCGCTCCGACGCGAACGGCATCACCATCTACACCATCCCGCTGTCCCACTCGGTCGAGCTGCTCTACCGCCAGCTCTACAAGCGCACGCCGGACAAGGAAGCCATCAACGCCTACTACGATCAGGACCGCGGCCAGTATCACATCTTCTTCCCGCTCGGCCCCCAGCTCTGCAACCGGCTCACCCTGACCATCAACCCGGTGGCCGATGGCGTGCACAAATGGTCCACCGGCACGTTCCTGCGTGCGCGCTGCGGCGCGCGCCTGGGCGACGCCATGGTCTGGGGCACGCCGGACGGCATCTACAATGTCCACGACATCGAGGACAGCGACGCCACGGTCTACCCGGACATGATTGTCGAGACGCCGATCATCTGGAACGGCGCGCTCAACGACATGAAGGACAGCCACTCCTTCGTCCTCCAGGCGAGCGGCAAGTGCACCATCGTGGTCGAAGCCTTCGACGAGCGCGGCCGACAACTCAGCTCCTACAACATCAACGTGGACGACGGCGCTGCGGACGACAACTTCACCGACGTTCCCCTAAACCGTCAGTATGAGCGCAAGTTCGAGCATCGCTACCGTGGCCTCAAGTTCCGCTTCACGGTGACGGGCACTGGCCTTGTGCGGATCGTCGGATTTGCCGTGCTAGTGAGGGCTTAATGGCTCGTCTTCGTCAGCTTCACCCGCAGAACTACCCCAACTCGGGTAACATCAACACCGAGTTCGAGAGCCTCATCCGCTACCTGAACGCGGCCGAGTTGGGCAACAAGACCCTGGCCGAGCTGCTGGGCGTCCTGTTCGACGGCGACGGCGAGTTCGACGGGCCGATCGACATGCGCCTGGACACCTCTGCCGGCCTCCAATATCGCGTCGGCGAATACGAGGAGGAGGACGATGGCTGGACCACGATCGCCGCCATCTCCGAGCTGCGCGGCCCCGCCGGCCAGAACCTCGGCACCGTCGAAGGTCCCTTCTTCTTCAACCGACAGGACTACGTCGCGACCGCTGGCCAGACGGACCTGCCCTACAACATCGACACGAACACCGAGGAAGTCGTCGTCTTCAAGAACGGCCTCCTCCAGGCTCCGACCGCCTACACCGTGGACGACCTGAACAACGAGATCGTCATGTCGAGTGCGCTCGCGCTCAACGACAAGGTCACGATCTACAGCGTGCGCGCCAGCTCCGTCACCGGCTACGTCCGCGTGGACATCACCGCGGCCGCATCGCAGGCCGTCTTCCCGTTCATCCACACCGAGGATCAGCGCATCCTCGTCTATCGCAACGGTCTGCTCCAGCGCGAGGGCGGTGCCTACGACTACGTGGCCAGCCCCGCTTCGGACACCGTCACCTTCACCACCGCTCTGCCGGGCGGCGACATCGTCACCATCATGACGGTCGAGAACCAGGCGCTGACCAACGTGGCCGGCCTGATGCTCGAAGACGAATACACCGAGAATGGCCTGATCAACTGGTCCAAGATCGGCGTGGAAGACGATGAGATCGCGCAGATCAAGGTCGCTGGCCTTGTGGCCGCGCTCGCCAGCAAGGGGAAGCTCACCGTCTCGGCGACCGCTCCGGTCGGCCCTGCCATCGGCGACCACTGGCAGGACACGTCGCAGACGCCGGATGTCCTCAAGTTCTGGGACGGCACGAGCTGGATCAGCACCTCGCCGGCCAGCTCGCTCCCGTCCTTCATCGGCTCGAACGCCGGCCAGTATGTGCGCGTGAACGCGCTCGGCACCGCGCTCGAATACGGCAACATCGACAACTCCGCCCTGGTCCCGAAGACCTACATGGGCGCGGCGAACGGCGTGGCCAGCCTCGACTCCGCCGGCAAGCTCCCGACCTCCCAGCTGCCCAGCGTCTTCGCGCTCGGCAACGTGGGCTACATCGGCGCTGGCGCGGTGGCCAACGGCACCAAGACTGTCCAGCGCATCTATGGCTCGAAGGTCCGCCTCACCGGCTGGGGCTACAAGCTCGGCGCGGGCACCTGCACCATCCAGCTGGCCGTGGACGGCGTGGTCATCGGCACCACCCAGGCCGTCACCACCGCGGCCGGCCAAGGCAACTTCGGTTCCATCATCGAGATCGACGCAACCACCGCCACGCGCGTCATCCAGATCAGCGTGACCAGCGCGACCTCGGCCTCCGACCTTGAAGTCGGCCTCGCAACCCAAGTGCTGAGCACCTGATATGAACGGCTACGGCGCACTCGTGCAGACCGCCTCGTTCGGTCGAGGCAACGACTCCATGATGGCCCACGTCACGCCGGGCGAAGTCATGCTGCCGCCCGAGCTGCTCGCCCAAGAGCCTGGCCTCATGCAGGCGCTGGCCACGGTGTTCGCCAAGCACGGCCGGAACCCGGCGGAGTTCACCGTCGGCGCTACCGAAGGCACAAATCCCGTCACCGGCCTCCCCGAATACGGTTGGTTCGACAAGGTCATCAAGAGCATCAAGAATTCGATCGTCCCGACCGTGGCCTCTGTTGTCGGCGGTGCCGCCGGCAATTACCTCGGCATCGGCTCGGCGATCGGCTCCGGCATCGGCGCTGGCCTCGGCAGCTATGCCACTGGCAACGACGCCATCTCGGCGGCGCTCACCGGCGTCGGCTCGTGGGCCGGCGCGGAATACCTCGGCCCCGAGCTTGGCCTCTCCGGCGACTTCCTGGGTGCCTCCGCGGGATCGCAAGCCGGCGGCGCGCTTGGCGCGTTCGGCGCGGGCGTTCTGAGCAACATGGCCTTCGCCCCCGAGGAGACGGACATGGCCGGCCTGGAGGTGCCGCAGTATCAGCTGCCGAACACCCCGCTGCCCAATCCGATCAACACACAGAACCCTGGCCAGCAACAGCAGACCCCCGGTCCGGTCGTGGGCAACGGCGGCTCGACCATGCAGCCGATCACCTACCTCACGCAGGTCAAGAACCGCGACACCGGCGAGATGGAATACGTCAACATTTCGCCGTTCGGCTCCAGCCTCGTGAACTCGAACAACTGGAACGTCAACTATGTTTGATCGGAAGCTGGCGAGCGTCACGACCGGCAGCGTGGTCATCCACCCGATGGTCATGACGGGCGAGCTGCGCCAGCACCTCGAACAGTTCTTCGCCCGAGCTGGCCTCACCATCGACGCCTTCACGGTCGGCAATGACGCCAACCAGAAGGACGCCGACGGGAAGCTCCTGTTCTAGTTCGGCACGGCGGCCATGCCACACTGCGCGGCGAGCGCAGGCACGTCTCCGTAGCCCTTATTCATGATCGCCTCGTATTCCGCTTCGCCGATGGGCGACAAACCCTTGGCCATGCGGTCGAGCTTCACCTGCTCGGTCTGGCTCAGCCGGTCATACCCGGCGGCCATCATGCAGGCGTGCTGCTCGTCCGAAACGCTCGCGGGATGTGGCACGTTCTTCCGGGCATATTCCCGGAAGCCCAGATACTGACCGCGCTCCGGCATTGCCGACACGCGCTCCCCACCCGACGCACATCCGGCCACCAGAATAAGCGTGGCCACAAGTACCCCAATTCGCATTCAGCCCTCCTTTGGGACGACAGGTCCCTGGCCACTTCATAATTTCGCCGGTGAGCTGAAATTACAAGAGGTGGGCAATGCCTTCCTATGGTGGCGCGCACGGCCCTGACGGGAGCAAGAAAAGCGGGGATCAAGGGCAGGGTTCCCGCGACAGCGACGGCGGCCAGACCGGCGGTGGAAACGGTGGCAAAGTCGGCGGAACGGGCGGCTTCGGCAATACCGCGACGACTGGCAACCGCTATCCCGGCTACCGTGGCCCAACCGGCACCCGCAACGCGGCTTCCCATCCCGAGAAGCCGACCGGCATGCGCGACACCCTCGGTGGCCAGAACTACCGCGGTGGCCGCACGTCGCCGTCCGTCTCGCGCGCCACGCAGCAGCTGACCAATGACTATATCGACCGCACCTATCAGGGCGCGACGCCGGAGAAATACGGTCAGGCAATGCGCGACTTTGGCGAGCGCATGGCCGACTACAACGGCGAGGAGGAGGACTTCATCGACTGGATCGGCAATCAGCTCGCCGACCTGTTCGGCTTCGAGGAGTCGATGCCCTCGTTCGACATCAACAACACGAACACGTTGGCCGACTGGGGCTGGGACCCGGTCGAGACGGCGCTCGCCGTCGGCGGAATGTTCAATCCCGCGCTCAAGACGGCCAGCTCCATCTACGGCGGCTACGAGTTCCTCGGCGGCCCGCGCCCGAGCATCAACATGGGCACGAGCGTGATCGGCCAGGACCAGTCCTACAACTCCGCCCCTGCGGCCAGCTTCGGCGGCACGGCCATCGGCAACATCAGCGGCGGCTTCGGCGGCGCCGTGCGTGGCGGGCCTTCCGCCAAGCAAGGCGGCAACGGCGGCAGCGGCGAGAAGACGGGCGGCAGTGGCATTTTCGGCGGCACGCCCACCCCTGGCCGCGCGCCATCTTTCCCGACCCCGGCCCCTGCGGCACCCAAGCCCCCGGCGACTCCGGCGCTGAGCACCGGCCCACTTCCGCCGGGCGTGTCCTTGGTCAACTACAGCACGCCGATCTACAACCGCGACACCGGCGGCGTCATCAGCGTGCCGGGCTCCGGCAGCGGCTTCACGAGCGGCTATGGCCAGGTCATCCAAGCCCCCTTTGGCGCGGTCCCGCGTCCGCCCGGAAGCATCCACCCCCCGATTAAGGACGACTTCGGCGGCGTGAAGAACGGCAACGTCCTGCGCCCGACTGGCTACGGAGCACTGGCAATCTAATGGCTGATCCATTCACCACTGGCTTTAGCGCCCTCTCGCTCATCTCCTCCTGGCTCGACCAGCAGGATGCGGCGGCCGCTGCCGGCGATGCGAATGCGCTCTCGCAGCAGGCGCTCAATGCCCAGCTCAAGATGGCGCTCCAGCAGATGGGCGCGGACAACGCCCTGCGCGACCGCGTCATCCAGCAGACCGGCGCTTACCAGACTTCCGTGTCCAACGCGCTCAACGCGATGGGACCCTACGGCTCGACGCTGTGGGACGAGAAGGCCCTGGCCAGCGAGTTCGGCACCCGCTACGCCAGCTATCGCGACGCAGCCGACGACGCCATCACCGAGCTGTTCGGCACCCAGCAGGCCGACATGATGCGGATGGGCATGGACGCCTCGACGCTGGACATCGACATGCGCGCCGCGCTCGCCGACAAGGCCGCGGAGCTGCACAGCGAAGCCTACACCAAGGCCAAGGACGACGCGCTCGGCTACGTGACGAACCTGAACACCGCGCGCTGGGCTGGCCTCGACCAAATGAACAAGATGCGGATTGGCGCGGTCAACGAGAACCAGGCGCTCTACGAGCCGGCCATGAAGTATCTGGCCTCGATGATCACGGGCGGCGGCAACACGATGCTGTCGAACGCCTCCTACACCTCGTCCAATCTCTACAACCAGCTGAACCAGCAGGCCGTGAACGCATCGGCCGGCTTTGGCCAGGAACTGGACGACTTCTTCTCCGAATACGGCCCGTCGATCAGCGATTGGCTGAAGGGAAGCAAGTCCAAGAGCACGACTGAAATCAGGATGGGCATTTAATGGCCGGCTTGTTTGGCGGATATACGTGGGCGGTCCAGCAGGGCCTCAACGAGGCGCGCGATCATCGCTTTGCGATGCGCGACAAGAAGCTCTCTGCCATGAAGGACTTCCTGGCGGAGGCGACTGCCAATGGCCAGCAGCTCAGCCCGAAGGAGTATCTCGACCAGGTCGAGCAGATGTCCGACGGATCGCACTGGCTCCGTGGCCAGCTCGACCCGGGCACGATCATGCCCAAGCTCATCCAGCGCCAGAACGAGCGCGCGAAGGCCGTCGTCGCCCAGGAGAACCTCACTGCTCTGCAACAGCAGGACGCGGCGCGCAGCATCTTCGAGCGCGACCTCGGCCAGCTGTCGATGGCGCTCGACGATCCCCTGAAGATCAAGGAGTCGATGGCCGCCAAGTATGGCCAGAACCCGATCTTCTCCGACTACCTCAAGGGCCTCGACGACAACACGATCGGCCGCGCCCGCGCGACCACGTCCGCGTCCGAGCTGCAAAGCCTCATGCCGCTCATCTCCAGCATGACCGAGCAGGGCGCGAAGGACTACTTCGCCAACTACAACACGCCCAAGTCCGTGCAGGCCGCCGCGCTGTCCTGGATCAGGGAGCGTGACACCAAAATCCAGGAGGAGCGTGGCTGGCAGCAGCACATGACCGAGCTGAACCACAAGCTCCAGAAAGACGCCTACAAGTTCCAGGACCAGCTCGCCGACGAGAACCTGGTGGCCGCGCAGTCCGTGCAGGCCGTCAAGGACGCCACCTCCGCCATGGCCAACGATCCCAACCTGGCGGCTGCCGTGGCCAACTACCGCACCGGCAAGCTCGATGACCGCCGCGCCGCTCGCTCGGCGCTCAGCCAGTTCACGATGGGCACCTCCTGGGCCAACGACCTCGACGGGTTCGTCGCGCAGCTCGGACAGCAGCCGCAGATCGCTGTGGCCACGCACGAGCAGAGCCAGCTCGACGAGATCGCCAAGGCCGCCCTGTCCGACCCGACCATCCAGGCCGCGGTCGCTCGCGACAGCACGCCCGCCAGCATCCTCAAGAACCTCCAGCCGCTGTTCGCGCAGCAGCCCTACTTCACCAACAATCCGGCCGCCCAGAAGCGCGCGGCCGAGATGGTGGCCGGCACGATCGAGGAGGCGAACTTCGCTGCGGCCGAGCACGCCTACGAGAAGCTCGTGTCCGAGGCTGGCCCCGCCGCTGTGGAGAAGGCCAAGAAGGACCTCGAAACCTACGACGCGCAGTGGGAGCCAGCGATCGGCACGCTCACCGAACCCGATGCGCAGATGGCCGCGCAGGCGTTCTCGCTCCAGTTCTACGCGGACCCCAATGCCCGCCAGGCCGCCATCACCATCCTGGACGATGAAGGTGCCATGCCCGCGCCCGAGCTGGCGCAGCGCCTCGCCCAGGAAGGCTTCCAGATCATCGACCGCAACTCCTACGCCACGCAGCTGGCCAGCCAATACGCGGCCGCGTCCGTCGGCTTCACCCCGACCACGCACGAGAGCCTCGTGGACGCCGCGCGCCAGACCCTCGAAAGCACCAAGGACATCGACGGCCTCCTGCGCCAGTCGCCCGGCGCGACCCGCCAGGACGTGATCGCCTCCCTGGAGCAGGCCACGGTGCAGATGCAGAACATGCTCGTGGCCGCGACCAAGACGCCCGCGTCCGTGCGCGGCTACAAGGAGGGCGAGGTCCACTCGCTCATCAACGAGTATCAGGCCCGCATCGCCACGCTCCGCTCCGAGGCGGCCAAGGTCGAACCGAAGCCGGTCGAGCAAGGCCCGCCCTCGATGCAGCAGCTCCTGGACAACATGAAGACCACGGCGCAGCAGCCGAAGCCGGTCGAGCAGACCGGCCGGCAGCGCATCGACATCATCACCTCGACGGCCAAGGAGATCGCTGCCCAGGTCCCGAACGACCCGACCTTCGGCAACCGCAAGCGCCTAACCGCCACGCAGGTCGAAGCCCTGGCTGACGCCATGATCCGCGAGAAGGGGATCAAGAACATGACCCGTGGCCAGGTGGCGGGCATTCTCGCCGGCCGCCTCCGTTACAACGGCATCATCGTCTCCGGCCGATAGGGACGATCAACTTCAAACGCTCGGGTATCTCCGTGGGCAGTGGACGCCCATTCCCACGGAGAACTCATGGCTACGCCGATCAAGCCGATCACCACCCAGGACATCCTGGCCAACATCAATTCGACGGTTCAGTCCCGTCAGACCGGCTTCCCCGACTACCTCAACGACGTTTCAGGCGAGACGCTCAAGAACGCCGGCTTCCTGGCGGACGTGCGCAAAGCCTATCAAGCCCGTGACGGCATCGATTTCGGCACCGACCAGGACGCCATCTCGCACTTCCTGAGTGATCGGCGCTGGTCCAACATCAACACCCTCGGCATCGCGGGCGACTGGCTCAGCGATATGCCGGACGATCAGAAGGAACTGTTCGCGCGCCTCCAGTCCGTCTACGACGAGCTGCCGTGGTTCGTGGACGAGAGTGGCCAGCGCAGCCTGAAGGGCTTCGGCCAGGCGCTCCTCTACGGCGTGGCCGACCCCACCAACCTCATCGGCGTCGGCGAGGCGGTCAAGGCCGCGCAGGTCGCGGCTATCGCCGGCAAGCCACTGCTCAAAGCCGCCGGCACCGGCCTGGCCAAGGGTTCGGCCGCTGAGTTCGGCCTCCAGGGCACGATCGGCTTCGGCCAGGACTACGGCACCCAGCAGCGCAACATCGAGTTCGGCCTCCAGGACGAATACAGCATGGCGCAGGGCGCGGCCTCCGCGCTGCTGTCGGGCGCGGCGGGCGCTGGCATCGTCGCTGGCACCGCGGTCCTTGGCGACGTGATCGGCAAGGGCGTCCTCTCCGGCGCTCGCCAGGGCGCAGCGATCCGCAGCCAACTCCAGTCCCTGAACTACTCGGACGCCGAGATCGCGGCTATGCCGCTCAAGGACGTTCCGGCCATCATCGCCGAGCGCCGCGTCTCTCCGTCTTTCATAGAGCGCCAGGCCGCCGCAGAGGCCGAGAAGGCCGCGGCTGGCCAGAAGGCTACCTCCGAGGCCGTCAACGCCGTAGCGCCCAACCAAGCGACGCAGAAGACCGGCCCCGAGATCATCACCGACGCCATCGCCCTGCGCCGGCAGCGCCTCGCCGCGCTGTCCCGTGAGGCGGTCGAGGGCGACCCCTCCAATGCGGCCGGCGTCCAGTCTGAAATCAACGACGTGCAGCGCGAGCTGGAAGCTCTGCTGGAAGCCAAGAACCATGACCGCGTGCTTGCTGGCCTCAACGCCCGCAAGGACGAGGCGGAGCTGGCCGGCAAGTTCAACGAGGCCGCACAGATCGAGGTGCAGATCAGCGCGCTCGAAGCGCGCCGCAACTCCATCACCAAGCCGGACCTGACCGAGCGCGAGGTCGAGGACTACCTGAAGTCCCTGGCTCCTCTGGCCACGGACCCTGCAGGGACCCAACCTGGTAGCCCGGCGACCCCCCAAGAGAGTCAACCCACTGATAACGCAGAGGCCACGGCGGTCTCCGACGGTAGTGGTGGATCTCCCGAAGGATCTGAACAGGCGCCCGCTCAGCCTGGCGAGGCTGCCGCCCCGACCCCAGAAAGCTCCTACCCGATCTACACCAACGACGAAGCCGTGGCCCAGCTCGTGGGCGAAGGCTACTCGGAGGCGGAAGCCCGCACGCTCGTGCGCGATGCCGGCAAGTCCGGCGCGGAGGACAAGAAGAAGGCCATCTCCGACACGGTCGAGGGCAATCGCGGCTACGGCCAGGCGATGGGTCAGTTCGCCGACCTGGTCGAGACACTCGGCCCCGACATCGCCAACGACGACATCTTCAACGCGATCATGGCCGCCGACCCGGCGCTCACCAAGTTCGCCGACAAGATCAACAGCGTGCGCGACCAGTATAAGGCCGCGCTCTCGATGGCCGCTCAGCCGATCGAGCAGAACATGGACGAGAAGGTCCTGGGCAAGAAGCTGATGGAGGCGATCGGCGACAGCGATGTCGTGCGCCGTCTCGTCAACGGCTTCCGCGCGAGCGTGCAGAAGCGCAACCCGGACATCACGCCCACCCACCTGGACTTCCTGACGAAGAACTTCATCGACACGATCACCGCCGCGCCCGCCGAGCGCAAGCCGCGCGACCCGATGGCGAGCCGCCTGGGCAAGGGCGACATCGACGTGGCCATGGGCGGCAAGCCCCAGTCGGGCATGTCCAAGAGCGCGCCGGGCACCGAGCACCTGGAGAAGGCCGGCGGCGAGTTCGTCGGCCGTCCGCCGAGCCGTGGCCAGTTCACCAAGCTCACCCTCGAAGCCGAGGTCGAGAAGCTCGCCAACCAGGCGATGTTCGCCGAGGCGGACGCCGGCAAGAAGGCCGTCAGCACGAAGAAGCGTGACCCGCGCTCGATCGCTCCCATCTACATCACCTGGAACGGCAAGCGTGAGATGACCGCCGACGGCGTGGCCTTCACGCACGGCGACAGCGTCTGGTATGACCCCGCCACCCGCCGCTTCTGGTATGACATCAACAAGGCCAACTGGACCGGCCGCGAGGCGGCCAAGGCCGAGGTGGCTTCGTTCGGCAAGCGCCCGGACATCGTGCCCGTGGAGCGCGCCAATCGCCCGGCCGACGCCAAGTCCGTCGTGCCCGACGGCGCGAAGCTCGCGACCGCGCAGGGCTGGTCGAAGAACGACCCGAACAAAGCCTACGAGTTCATCGTCGAAGACGAGTTCGGCACCGAGGACGGCAAGGCCGTCAAGATCGGTCCGAAGGCCGCGAACGGCAACATCCTGCCGGCGGGCCGCAGCGCCTACGTCTACCAGGGCCAAGTCTACGGCTCCGCGACCGACCTGCCCTTCCTGAAGGAAGAAGCTGCGCCGGCTGCCACCGCCGCGCCGACGCAGCCCGTCAAGGCATCCGCCAAGGCCGCCGACATGGCCGCGGCGTTCGTCCGCTACAAGGATCACCAGAGCAAGGCCAAGCTGGCCGCCGATCTGGAGATGATCCGCAAGAAGCATGAGGGCGCTGCCGCGTCCGCTCCTGCGCCGACCACTCCGACCGAAGCGCCGGCCGAAGCCAAGCCCGCACCGCAGGGCTACGTCGCCGCCGTGATCCCGGTGGGCGAGCTGGTCCCCGATCGTCCGATCGCCGGCATCCGTGTCCAGGGCCGCAACCAGGCCGCTGGCCCCGACATCCATGACCGCCTCATCGGCAAGTCCGACCCGAACACCTTCCGCAAGGTGTGGGTGCCGGACGGCAAGGCGAAGACCGATCTGCGCCCGACCGATCTGCTCGACCTTGACGGCAAGAAGCTGCCGGAAGCGTCAAGTGACGCCGTGGCCACGCCGACGGAGACTCCGCCGGCGGACACTCCGACGGTTCGTCCGCTGAACCGGCTCGATGCCGCCACGCAGAACTTCGAGGTCCCGGAGGTTGCCGCGTGGGTGTTCAGGACACTGCCCCGTCCGCCCACTGTGGTGGAAGGCCACGCCGCCCTGGCTCTGCTCCACATCGCCCCGACGAAACGGTCCGCCGCCGGCCAGCTTGTCGAGCACGCGATCGCCAGCGCACCCGTGCGCCAGCGCCTCGCGGCTGCGGCTGCGCTTGAGCGCGTCCTGCCCCCGGTCGAGCGCCCGCGCGTGGAGAAGGCCGCGGCAATTGCCAAGGTCCGCGAGACGTTTGCCAATGCGCCCTACGAGCAGGTCGTGGCCATTCGCGACATGCTGCGCCGGATCGACAGCGCCTCGTTGCCACCGATCAGCACCGGCACCACTCCCTACGGCATCGGCGGGACCTACACCGCCTTCGACGTGGACCCGGCCGGCAAGATGTTCGTGGCCGACGACGTCGTGGTCGGCAACACCACCTTCAATCAGCCCTCCGGTGTGCTGGCGCACGAGCTGGCGCACTGGGCCTACCACAACCTCCTGACCGGCGAGCAGCGCAGCGAGTTCCTGGCCTGGGTCCTGAAGGACATGGACGGCAATGGCCAGCTGCGTGGCGAGCTGGCCTCGATCAGCCCTGCCTATGCAGCCATTGATGTCGGCGACAAGCAGCTGCGGCCATACACCGACATCCGCCCGAACGAAATCTTCGCCGATGCCTTCCAGCATTGGGTGTCGCAGACCGGCAAGAGCCGCGTCGTCGGCCCCGAGACGCTGTGGAAGCAGGTCGTGCGCTACGTGCGCGCGCTCGTCGAGAAGTATCTGGACCCGAACACGCAGTTCCCGGCCGAGATCGAGACGCTGTTCGAGCGCATCCTGCCGCCCGAAGCGAAGGCGCAGCAGTTCGTCACCCCGAAGACTGAAGCCGGAGCCAAAATCCATGCTCTCCTCACTGGCGTCGATGATCAGCGCGTTCGTCTTGAGAACGGTATCAACAGCTACGATCCAGCCACAATCGGCCCTGCTATTCAGCAGGCTCTCCGCTTCATCCAGCAGCTACCCAGTTCGGGCTATTCGGCGCTCGTCAACGAAGAAATCCAGGCGACGGTCGAAGGCTTCGCCAAGGTAGCCAACCAAGTCTGGCAGCGCGCGGCCAAGACGCCGTCGCTTGCGCGAGAGCGCGCCATCTTCGAGATCACGGACATCGCGAACGACGTGGTCGATGCCATCGCCGAGTTCCAGACCAAGCTCAACGAACGCTACCAGTCCGTCGAGAAGGGCCAGGCTCGCCTCGCCAGCAACGACCCGCTGAACGCCCGCACGCCGAAGACCAAGAAGGGTCAGGTGATCGCGCCGTTCATGGCCCGCATGCGCGACTACCGGGACAGCATCCAGCAGCGCCTCGCCGCGTCCGCGCGCGCCGTGGAGATGCCGGACAATATGGAGTTCGCCCGCGAGATCGCCGACTACCTCGAAAAGGATTTCGGCCAGCTCAAGATGGTGGGCCACCTGCATGGTGGCGCGCGCCGCACTGAGCGCCGTGGCCAGGAGATCAAGCTGCGCGACGCCGGCAAGCCCTACGATGCCCGGATCGCGTCGCTGCCGGAGCGCGGCTCCGAAGACCTGGCCAAGCAGCTGTGGGACATGACGGGCGGCCGCCCGGCGACCGCAGACGTGGCCAACGAAATCCGCGTGGATTGGACTGCCGATCTGGAGAACCAGGTCCTCGATGTCCTCGACCAGGCCAACGAGCTGTTCAACCTGGCGGAGACGAGCCTGCTCTCCAACTTCCGTTCCGCCGAAGGCTTCGACCTCGACACCGGCGTGCTCGCCAAGCGCGACCACCGCGTGACGAAGGCAAAGCGTGGCCAAATCCTGGCCAAGCTCCGTCGCTCGATCTTGGCGGAGGTGTCCGCCTACCCGCACAGCGTGGCGCGCGTCGAGAAGTTCCGCCACCTGGGCAAGATGATCAAGGAGGCGATCGCGGTCGCCGGTGAGAACCGCGACCGCAAGATGCTCGACCGCCTGGGCAAGCTCCAGGACAAGCTCACCTCCGTCCTCACCACCGATCGCAAGGGCGTCACGCCCGGCACGGACAGCGCGCACCTGTCGATCAACAGCATCGTGCAGAAGTCCGAGATCAGCGTCGTGCTCGATGCGGCGCGTGCCGGCGAGAACACGCTGCCCGAGCGCGCTGCCGCCTTCGAGCTGGCACGCCGTGGCCGCGCCCTGCCGCACCCGCACACCCACACCGACGTGCGCCCCGAGTTCCAGGCGCTGTCGGACGACGGCATCACCGACGAGCTGAACCGCGCTCTGGACGCCAATGACCAGGCCGCGGTGAACGAACTGCGCGAGGAAGCCTGGCGTCGAGACACCATGGCCACGCAGGCCGGCCGCCCCGTGCTCTACCCGCGCGACAAGGCCACCAAGCAGGCGATCGGCCGCGAGGTGGATGCCTGGACCGGCGTGCCCGATGACGACGGCGTTCCGCCGAATGCGCCGCAGTGGGTAAAGGACATCGTCCGCAAGGTCCGCCACAAGAACCAGCAGCTGCAATACTCGCAGCGCCTCCTGACCTATCGCGCGCTCAATCTCCTCCCGAAGGAGGTCAAGAACGCCATGGCCGACGTGGCCATCCTGTCGATCGACGAGGCCGATCGCCTCGCCGGCGGCGGCCGCGTCCGACCGGAAGCGCGTGGCGTCTTCGTCACCCAGAGCCCTGAATGGGACGGCCTGAAGCGCGCCGTGTCCGGGGTGGCCATCGGCCTCACCGAGGGCACCTCGACCCCGCTCGACGCCGTGCACGAAGTCATGCACTTCGCGCTCCGCACCCGCGTCTTCTCGGCCGACGACCAGAACCTCATCATCGAAGCCTTCCGTGCCGCGCGCCGCAATGGCGACGTGCTGGCCGCGCTCACCGAGCGCATCGAGGGTGCGGACAATGAGCTGAAGCTGGCCGAGGAATGGTTTGTTGAGCGCACCGCTCAGCACGTCATCGGCAAGATCGCCAAGGGCGACATCTTCCAGGCTCGCCTGGGCGGCGTCGATGCCGAGGCGCAGCTGATCCTCCGCAACCGCCTGGGCACCCTGATCGGCCGCTTCATCGACACCGTGGCCTACCTGGTGAATGGCCTGATCGGCCGCAACGACGTGCGCCAGCTGATGCGCCGGATGACTATGTATGGCGATGTGCTGGGTGGCCGCGTGCGCGCGTCCGCCGAGACGGACATCGTGGACATCTTCGCCCACCTGCCGCCCGACCTCCAGGAGCACTTCATCCGCGAGGCCGCGCCGGCCACGCGCAAGAAGCTCATGAAGAAGTTCGCGTCGGGTATCGGCGTGGACGAGAAGGGCGAGATCGTCTTCTGGTATCACGGTTCTCCGGCGGGCAAGTTCCTCAACAAGGAAGCCAACCCGATCCCGGTCGCAAGCGGCTGGGGCCGCCGCGGCTCCGGGTTCTATATGACTCGCAACAAGAACGTGGCCTTCGAGACGTATGCCCAGAGCTACACCGTCGAGGCCGCGAAGAAGCTGGCCGAACGCTCCGGCCGCAAGAGCAAGGCCGACCTCATCACGATCGAGGAGCTGGCCACGGACCGCATCGAGGTCCTGAACCTCCTGCGCAAGGCCGCCGACGAGCAGTCCCGCCTGAAGACCGAGCTGCTGAACAGCAACTCCATGCTGGGCGAGGCCGGCGAGATCGATGCCGAGGTGAAGGGCAACCGCGTCGCCGATCTGGAGCGCACCAAGAAGGCTTGGGCGCGTCGCCTCAAGGAGATCGACGCCGAGCTGGGCCTCTACGGAGCGCGCCCGCAGCCGGTCATGCTGACCCTCGTGGCCCGCACCGGCGACCGCGAAGACGCGATGTTCAATGCCAAGCCCGATCACATGCTGGACACCGCGAGCGAGCAGGTGCTCCGCACCCGTGACGCTCTGGACATGGCGGAGTTCGGGTTCGACGACGACCTGATGGCCAAGTTCGACGAGAGGGTCATGGCCGGCCAGCTGTCCGGCGAGGACCTGTGGCAGAACGTCCACGACCTGTTCTACCACCAGATGGCGCGCAACGACGGCGCGTTCGTTGAGGACCTCCAGGCTGTCTCCAAGGAGGCCATGGCGGCCACCACGGAGCTGCTCAAGCTCGCCGGCTACGAGGGCGTGATCGACACGCACATCAACCGCCTCGATGACGGCGCGACCGTCCACCACGAGACGGCGATCATCTTCGAGCCGGAGGGCCGCATCAAGGACGTGACCGCCGACTACTTCGACCAGGAGCAGCCGGAGCTGTATCACAGCTCGCCCGCGGTGAACGTGTTCGGCGACATGAAGCCGCTCGGCGAGCTGGCGACCGCCATCGCTCGCACGGACGGCCCGCTCACCGTGGCCAACACCGGCCCGATGCTGTCCGCCTTCAGCGCGGCCGGCGTCTCCAAGCCGATCACCAGCGCGCTCGCCAAGCTCATGAACAAGCGCACGCCCGGCCCGCTGGAGCGTGAGGCGTTGGCCCGCGCCGGCTTCCACAACTACCTCCAGAGCAACGCTCAGCGCCTGCGCTCGGTGTCCAACGCGAAGACCGTGGCCGACTGGCTCCAGCCGAAGAACGGCGTAGGCCACTTCGACCGCCTCCTCCGCCGCGTCGCCGACGATGTGGTGCCCGTCGTGTCCATGCTGGACAAGCTGCCGGGTGCCGCCGGCTTCAAGGGCTGGCTCCGCCACAACAAGTTCTGGGGTGAGGTCGCCCAGCCGGAGAGCTTCACCCGCATCGCCAAGGCACTCCGCCGTGGCCAGGGCACGAAGTACTGGACGGACCTGGCTCCCGAGGAGCTGGCCATCGCCAACGCCATCCGCAACAAGTTCATCGACAAGCTCGGTGAGCTGCGGAACTCCGGCATCGTGATGGGCGAGGTCAAGAACTACTTCCCGCAGATTTGGGACGTGGAGAAGATCAAGGCCAACAGCGACCGCTTCACCAAGCTCCTGGCTGACTACCTGGAGCGCGAGAGCGACATCGACATCACCCGCAACCGGATCACCCGCGAAGAGGCCACGATCCGCGCGCAGCGCATCATCGCCTCCCTGATCAATGACGAGGGTGTCTACCTGCCCTCGCACGCCGGCACCCGCGCACCGACCGCCGACCATGTGGACTATCAGCGCATGATCCGCCTGCACGATCCGGCGTTCGCTGCCCAGCTGTCCGCCTTCGAGAACGGTGGCTTCATCGTCAATGACCTCAAGGGCATCATCGCCAAGTATTTTGACACCGCGAACCGCCGCCTCGACTTCATGGAGCGTTGGGGCGAAGGCAACCACGCCTACTACGACTATCAGGCCGTGGCCGCCTATGGCATCGACGCGGTGAAGCAGCTGCTCACCACCCGCAAGATCATGAAGGTCCGCCGCGACTATGTGTCGGACAACGGCGTGGAGCAGAACGCCTTCAACATCACCACCATCCAGCCGCTCGACTTCAACATCATCGGCGGCGTGGCCAAGCAGCTGTTCGACCTCACGCAGAAGGGCGACAAGAACGCCGCCATGAACCTGCTGCTGGCCGTGCAGCCCTACGACAGCCCGGCCTACCGCAAGCGCGCGCAGGCCGTTGTGGACGCCCTGGTGGACTTCAAGGAAGCGATCGGCCGCGACCCGGCTGGCCGCGCTCCCGGCATGAATGCCAACGAGATCGCGTTCATGGAGAACTTCTTCCGCGTATCGCAGCGCAAGCGCGTCGAGCTGGGCTACGGCGGCGAGACGATGGCCAAGGTCAGCAAGGGCGTCCGCAACTTCAACAGCGTGTCGCTGCTCACCGCCACGACCCTCGCCTCGATCCCCGATCTGGGCATGTCGCTGCTCCGCACCGGCAACATGAAGGCGTGGATGACCGGCCTCTCGAAGTTCGCCGTGGACAAGGAATACCGCTCTGCCTTCCGTGGCATCGGCGTGGGCGTGGAGAACATCATCCACCAGAACATGGCCAACCTCTACGGCGGTGGCGGCAGCCGCGCGTCGAACGCCTTCTTCAACCTGATCGGCCTGACTCCGTGGACCGAGATGCAGGGCGAAGTGGCCAGCGCCGTCGGCTGGGAAGCCTTCAAGGCTGAACAGCGCCGTGCGCTCGCCAACCTGCCGGCACCGGGCAAGTCCAACCGCGCCTACCGCGTGGCCATGCGCTTCCTCGATCGCTACGGACTGGCCGAATACGCCCGGCCTGGCGCTCAGTCCCTGGAGACGCTGGACATCAACAGCCCCGAGGCGGCGGCGGTTCGTGACGCGCTGCACAAGTTCCGCAACGAAACCATCTTCGCTCCGAACCCGAGCGACATCCCGCTCTGGGCTCAGACCCCGTGGGGCAGCGTCGTCTTCCAGCTGAAGCAGTATCCGCTGATGTTCAGCCGACTGGGCGGCTACGTGGCCACGGAGGCCGCCAACGGCAACTACGGCCCGGCGCTCGCCATGTTCACGATGGGCACCGGCCTCGGCGCTGCGTCGCTCGCCACTCGCGACCTGATCCAGGGCCGCGGCGGCGACAACCGCGACAAGGAGCACGCGCTGCGGGAGCGCACGCTGACGAAGTGGCTGGAGCAGTTCGGCTACAAGGGCGACATCCACGGCCCGGCCGACGAGTTCCTCGGTTGGTATATCGAGGGCTTCATGGCTATGGGCGGCCTCGGCCTCCTCGGCGACATCATCTATAACACCGCCGCGCAGGCCGATAACGGCGCGTTCGGTGCGCAGCGGATGGCCAGCGTGGTCTTCGGCCCGACCGTCGGCCTCGGCTTCGACGCCTACAACGTCGTCGTCCAGGGCGGCACCGCCGCGCTCGGCAACGTCACCGGCCTGGGTGGCCCCTCCAACTACAAGGAGCGGGACGCGATGAGGACGATCACTTCTCGCATCCCTGTTATCGGTGGCTTCCACACGGTCCGAGAGGCCGCAGCGGACACCCTGGCGGGTGAACGCTACTCCGACACCAAGAGCGGTGGCTGGGGCAGCGGCTCCGGCTGGAACTAACCACAGTAGAAGGAAGAACACCCATGGATGGCGTGAAGAACATCGTTACCAGCAAGACCTTCTGGGGCGCGCTCGCGGCGATTGCCGGCGGTGCGGCCAGCTTCTTCGGCTACAGCGTCGATGAAGCCACCAAGCAGGTCATCGTTGACCAGGGCATGATGATCGGTGGCGCTGGTGCCACCCTCGTCGGTGGCCTGCTCGCGATCTGGGGCCGCATCAAGGCCAACAAGAAGATCGGCTAATGGTCTACGCGATCGTCGGAGGCATCGCGCTCCTGGGTGGCTTCATCCTCTGGCTCTACTACACGGGCAAGAAGGCTGGGGCCACCAAGGTGCAGAACGAGGTCCTCGTGGACACGAACGAGGTCAAGAGCAAGCAGCTCGACGCCATCGTGAACGGTCCGAAGTCGAAGTCTGACGTTATGGCCAGGCTCCGGGATAAGGGGCTGTGATCGAGAAGCTCTGCGATCTCGCCTTCAAGGCGATCTGCTGGCTGATCGGCTTTCTGTTTTGGAGGAACCGATGAAGGGTTTGCTGGCCCTCATGCTCATCATTCTGACGGGCGGCTGCGCCACGATCGACGCAGCCGAATGCCCGCCTCTGGTCAAATACACAGATGAGGAGAACGAGCAGCTGGCCACGGAGATCGACCCGCTGCCGGCCGACTCCATGACTGTGCGCGTGGTCGGCGACTACATGACCCTGCGTGACGCCGTTGAGGCGTGCCAATGACACCTCGCGACATCACCCGACTGAGGGGTGTCCACACCGACCTGCTCGCCGTTGTCAGCGAGGCGGAGAAGATCACCGCCGTCCCCTTCATGATCCTCGAAGGGCTGCGCACGCTCGACCGGCAGAAGCAGCTGGTTGCGGCCGGCGCATCGAAGACGATGAACAGCCGCCATCTCACTGGCCACGCCGTCGATCTAGGCGCGCTGGTTGGCGGGAAGCTGCGGTGGGATTGGCCGCTCTATTCGCGGATCGCCGAAGCGATGAAGGAAGCGGCCAAGAAGGTCGCCGTCCCCATCGAATGGGGCGGCGACTGGAAGTCCTTCAAGGATGGTCCGCACTTTCAACTGCCGTTTCGGCGGTATCCGAAGTAGCCGGCACCCGCTTGCCGATAAGCGGACGCCACGCCTCCAGCTCACTCTTGGCATAGCTGATCGCCCGGCCATCCCGCTTGTAGGCGGGACCGCGGCCCTTCATGCGCCAATAGCGTAGGGTCTGCGGCTGCACACCCAGGAAGCCGGCGGCTTCAATCGTGGTCATTGTCGGTTCCATGGCTACTCCTTCGGCCGGACTTCGCCGCTGATGGCGGCGTAGCCGCACATATCGACGTAGTGGTCATCGATCTTGGTGCCGTTCATCGTGCGGCTGACCTTGAGCAGCACCATGCACAGCGTGACTTCGTCGGCCGTCAGTGGCCGGTTGAGGATGGGAGCCAGGTAGGCCGACCAGAGCGCGGCGGTGTGGTCGAAGTTCGCCTGCTTGGTGCCGTGCGTCACGTTGCGGGGGCCGGCCACGTAGCCGATCGCCGTCTCCATGATCTCCTGGCACTTCATCTTCGCGACCCGCACCGCGTTCTGCAACTCGTCGGACAGCGGCAGGTTCACCTGCGGCATGTTCATGGGCTTACTCCTCAAACCAAAGGGACTGCTGGAACTCCAGCTCCAGCCGATAGAGCTTCGCCCGCTTGCCGATGAGCGCGAGGCGCGCGGCCTCGATGTCGCGCAGCAGGGCGGCCTCCTTGATGCGGGCCTTCTTCAGCTCGCCGGCGGGGTCCAATGGATCTTGGCCACGGTCCTGTTCGAGCCTGGCCAGCCGCGACTTCACGCTGCCGAGCATCAGGATGTTGGTGTCGAGCGCGGTTTCGGCTTCGAGCACTTCGATCTTTGCGACGTGCGCGGCGGCGATCGCTTCATTTGTGTTTTTCAAGTTCCATCCTCATGCGAAAGACCAATTCTTCCCGCGCCGCCTGGATCGACTTGGCCTCGGCGACCTTGGCCGTCGAGAACCGCTGTGCGGCGCACCGTTCCGCGCGTCGAAGCAGGCCGATCCATTCCTTGATCAGCGGCTTCGAGCAGTTGAGCCAGCCCTCTGGCGGCTTCCCCAGCACGCCGTAGGCTTTGCGCTCGTGTTCAGGCATCAGCTTCACGGACACAGCCAAAACTCCTTGGCGCGCGCCTTGCTCAGCCGGCCGACCTTGAGGAAGCGGCGCATGAACTGCGCCTCGGCCTCGACCGGGTGCCAGCATTTGACCTTCAGCTCATAGACCTCGGGGAACCCACCTTCTGGGAACCACTCCCGAGCGTTCCTCCAGCCGACCGCCGGCTCCGGCAGCAGCTGCATGGCCTCCGTGGCCAGCAACCGCATGTCGATCTCCTTGATCTCCGCCGGCATCGGCCAGGGCAGGCCGAACTTCTCGGCCACGGCGCTCTCGCCTTCCCTGGACATGCGGACCAGCTCCGGGATTTCGTATTTGATCGGGCTGGGCACGTCGGTTTGCAGGTATTCGGCAAGGTCGTGGACCAGCGCCCACAGCTTGTTGTCCTCCGACGCCACGTCGTAGGCGTGACAGCTGTGCTCGGCGACGCTGTAGAACTTGCGCGTGTGGCCATTGAAGCGGCAGAGGCGCGACAGGACCGCGGCCCCCTCCTCGATGTCGATGTCGTCGGGAGTCAGGCGGAACGGGTCAACGAAGCGGCCCGAACAGGTCTGGATTTTCATGCGCGCTCCTTCGGGTGATACAGCTCGAAATCCGGGCAGATCACTGCGGTCGTGCGTGCATGTTTGGAGCACCACCATGTGCCGTCGGTGGCGGGTGTAGCGTGTTTGCAGTGCTTGCAGTAAAGGGTGGCCGGCTTCTCTCCGCGCCAGCAGACGCCGAGCTTGAAGCAGCCCTTGCACCGCCAGTCGCTCTCGTCGGTGGCGACCTTCCGGCCCTGGTCCTTCATGGCCAGCTCCGCCTTGGCGAGCAGCGCCTCGAAGGTCCAGCGGTCGAAGTCCACCAGCTCGTCGTGATACTGGCTGTTGTTCTTGTTGTAGGCGGTGAACAGCGCGCGCCTGATGCCGCTCTTGCCCATCATCAGCTGCATCTGGTCGTGATAGCCAGAGTGCGAGGTCTTCACGCCGTAGAGCTGGAACTTGCTCCACGAGGCGTCGTTCATGGACTTGATCTCCAGCAGCGCAATCACGCCGCCGTCCAGCTCGATCAGGCCGTCAGCGTGGCTGGAGATGTGGCCACCGAACATCTGCCACTCGTGCTGCCGGCCGCTCAGCGGGTCCTTTTCGTGGACCACGTAGCCGGCTTTGCGCAGGTCTTCAATGACCTGCCGCTCCAGCTTGTGGCCCAGGAGAAAGATGCGTTTGGCCCCCGGCCTCGGCGGGGTGTTAGGGAAGCCGCGCAGGCAGAAGGACAGATATGCGATGCACGGGTTCCCAATGACGGACGCGCCGATGTAGCTCCGCGCCGGTTCTTCCGGCTGGGCTGCATAAGCCGCGTCGATCTTGTTGGATGCCGTGGTCATGATCGCCTTCGTGAAATGGGCCGGAGCGAGGGGCTGCTTCGCTCCGGCCCATAGCCGCCAGTTTTGGGACAGGCAGGGGGCGGCTAGAACGGTATGTCGTCGTTCAGTGATCCGGCTTTGACCTTACTGAAGTCGGCCTTCGCAACGCCGAGGTCAGCCGGATCGAAGTAGGCTTGGCCACGACGGCGCGGGCGGTTGAAGCCCTTCTTCGTCACGCCGTCCTTCACGAAGTCCTCGCCCTTCTCGATGTAGACGCCGACCACGATGCCCTTGAGGTTCTTCACGTCGCTGGGCGCGTCGGCATTCGGGAAGCCGGAGAAGTGCAGGATCGACTTGAGGCGACCGCGGCCAATCTCGACCGCCTTCTGCGAGTTCTCGTCGGTCTTCTTGGAGAACAGGGTGATGTAGTCCTTCACCATGCCCTCGCCCTTGAGGCTCTCCAGCTCGACCACCAGCTGGCCGACCTGGCCGCCGCTGGCCTCGTTCATTTCGGCGTTCGTGATCTTGCAGATGTGCGGACCCTCGGGAAGCTGGCCACCCTTCTGGATGTCGTAGTTCGCGAGGTTTAGATTGCGGAAATCCCAACTCATGTTTGCGCTTCTCCTAAGCTGCTGATGCAGTGGCCTGTTCGACGACCTTCATCGCGTCCAGGTATTTCTCGAAATCGCTGTCCGGCATTTCCATGCGGACAAAGAGGTCCGTCACGTCGTCGCACTTTTCGACGGCGCGCAGGCGACGGCGCGGGTCGCGCGCCTTCCCGTGCCAGCCACGGACTTCATCCGTGACCACGTAACGATCGACCTTGGGGTTTGTCCGATCGCCGCTCGTGGCGCGGATCAGACAGAAGACGTTGTCGAACATGCCCGGCACTTGCTTGACCGAGCCGCCCTTGATGTTGGGCCAGTAGTCCGTGCCGCCGTTGTCGTCGCTTTCTTCCTTGGCGAGGGCGGTGACGAGGACGTGGTGGGGCAGATCGCGAAACCGTTTGACTGTGCCCAGCATGAACTTGCCGTAATCACCCCACATCTGCATGCCGTTCTTGCTGGCTGCATACTTCGGCTCCAGGAACTCGATGAGGCGGTCGGACACTTCGGTGAGGCTGTCCAGCATCACCCACTTGTAGCCAGCTGCGGCGAACGAGGAGCTTTCAACATAGTCGAGCAGCGCGGAGAGCGAGTAGTCGCCGGTGCCCGGATCGGTCTTGCCGTTGAACGAGTTGAACGGCAGGAAGTCGATGTCGTCGTTCATGATCGACCGCAGGCCGGACTCGCCCGAAATGATGAAGCCCTTGCCGTAGCGACGGCGGTAGTAGCGCGCCTGCGTGGTCTTGCCCGCGCCGTGGTGCCCATAGATCAGAGTCTTCTGCGGGCCGTCCTTCGCAAGCGAAGTCGTATTCATCGGGGTGAACATGGTCAGATGCCGTCCTTGGCTGCCTTGATGGTGATGCGGGGCTTGGCTGGCTCGCGCGTGAGCGCGGGGAGGAGCGCGGTGCGCTCGGTGTCGGTCAGCTTGTCGAAGTCCTTGCGCTTCACCGACAGCTTCTGCTCGATGTAGTCCGGCAGCGGGGTTGAAGCGAACAGCGCCTCCAACACATCCTGCTCCCAGCTCCACTTCTCGCTGATCTTGACCTTCACTTCGGTCTTGCCGACGATCTCGGAATACTCGCCCGGCTCATCGGGGAAGTGAGCGGCAATCTGCTGCGCAAGGACTTCCTTGCGCTCCTTCAAGCCTTCGAGCGTGTTGGTGATTTCGACGAACTCGTCGATGGCGGCGTCCAGCGGATGGGCCGGCGTGAAAGCGGACATTGATGTCTCCTGCCTGCGGTGTCCAATGTTGCGGATGGAGGATATGCTGTGCACATCCTATTATCAACCTAACCAGCTGGTGCTTATCCGCACCAGTGACTTTGTTGACGAAGACAGGAGTAAGCATGTCTGCTCGCAAGCCCAGGCGAAGGGACGGGCTTCCAAGTTTGACGCGACGACAAACCCAAGCAGCGATGGTGCAGACCTTGCCTACCGCCTACGAGTTCGACGTGCGCGCCTTCATCAAGGCGCTCGATGGCGGCCGAGGCGAGAGCGAGAACATGCTGTCCAAGCGGCTCGGGATACACCGGAAGAACTTCTGGTATTGGCGAGTCAAGCGCATGGCCACGGACGTGGGCTGGCTCGCGGCGCTGAAGACGCTCAACCCCTCCTTCGACCTGAACACATTGTTCAAGCCGGTGCCGTCAGCGCCGGCAGTGAAGCCGGACGAGTACCAGCAGAGGATCGAGAAGGAATACATCTATGACCGCAAACCGGACCCAGGGCAGCTACGACAGTTTGCTGCACAGCTGGGCCTACGAGTATCTGGACAAGGGCTGGTCGATCATCCCGATCAGCCCGAAGAACAAGAAGCCGCTGATCGAGTGGAAGCATCTACAGGAGCGCCAGCCAACTCACGAGGAAGTTGATAGCTGGTTCGATCAGTGGGGCGACTTCGGCCTGGCGCTGGTCACTGGCCACGTCTCCGGCATTCTGGTTGTTGATGCCGATACGCCAGACGCGGTCGTATGGTGCAGGGAGAATCGGCGCACGTCCCCCTTCGGCGTGGCCACGACGCGCGGGCAGCACTACTACTTCAAGCACCCCGGCGAAGGGCAGCGGTTCCCGAACGTGGCGCACAACAAGATCAGGGGCCACGGCCTGTTCGGCGTGCCGCACTTGGACTTCCGCGGCGACGGTGGCTACGTCGTCCTGCCGCCGACCATCAAGGTGCGTGACGACGGCACCTTCCACGAATACGCCTGGCTCCCGAACAACCTGGATTGGGACGACCTGCCGGTGTGGCAAGGCAAACCGACGTTGATGGACGTGACCGACACGCCCGCCGACGAGTTCAGCTTCGCCAGCCTCGACCTGTCGCACGTCACCATCCCCTCGCCACTCGATCACCTGACCGCTTGGGAGCAAGCCGCCCATCACGTCGGCACCCACGGCAAGCTGGGCGAGGGCGATGGCCGCAACGACGCCCTGATCCGGTATGCCGGCGAAATGGTGCGGAAGGGTGTTGTTGACGAGGACCTGGAGCGGTCATGCAACAACTTCCAGGACGAGTTCTTCAAGCACCCGCTGGAGGACCGGGAGTTCCGGGCGCTGATCCGATCGGCCATGCAGATGGACCGCCGCAACCACCCGGATGACTATAACCAAGATGGTTCAAGGAAAAACCAAGCAAGCTCAAGAACCGATCAAGTCGGTTCAAGCGCCGCACAAGTTGGATCTTCCGTGGCCACGATGGCGCCTGGTGGCCACGGCCTGGTCCCCCTCTACGTGGATGACGACGATGCGTTCGATCGACTGACTCCAAAAGGGCCGCCCCTTCTGGACCCGTTGCTCCCGTCCGCCGGCCACATCGTCATGCTCTACGCCTGGACCGGCCACGGCAAATCCGTCTGGCTCACCAACCTCATGTGGCACCTGGCCGCGGGCAAGCCATTCGGCGGTATGGAGCCGCTGCGCCCGATGCGAGTGCTCTACCTGGACTACGAGAACGGGCCGCGCACGGTGGCCGTGCGCCGCAATCGGCTGAAGCAATACGGCGGCAACGCCGGCAAGAACCTCGCCTTCTGGCTCCGATCGGTCCACGCGATGCAGAGCGGCGACATGAACCTGCTCACCCCCGAGGGGCGCAACCGGCTGGCAGCGTGGCTCAACGCCACGAACCCCGAGGTCCTGGTCATCGACACCCTCCGCTCCGCCTTCCCTGGCCTGGAGGAGAACAAGGCCGAGGCATGGTCGCCGATCAACGAGCTGCTGCTCTACCTCCGCTCGACTGGCCTCACGGTCATCGTTGTCCACCACGCCAACAAGCCGAACGAGCATGGCCTGGGCAAGGAAGCCGGCTCATCAAACCAGCTCACCGTGGTCGAGACGCACATGAAGCTCACGCAAATCTTCGACACCGAGGAAAAGGCAGAGAAGCGCCGGGGCAAGTTCGACGCGGCCGCGTGGCAGGCCCTGCACGCCAAGGCGCAATACCTCCACGGCGGCGCGCGCATGGCCATGGCGGTGGAGATTGACTACGAGAAGCTCCGCGACCCGTCCGACAACCATGCGCCGCTGCGCTATGGCTTCGCGTTCGGACCCGGCAGTGAACCGTTCGTCGTTGGGGAGAGTTCGCCACGGCAGAAGGCGGTGGCAATGGCCATCGGTGGCCAGAGCGATCTGGACATCGCCCAGAACCTGGGGGTCGATCTCAGCTCGGTGAAGGAGTGGCTGGGACGGTAGGGCTCGAACCTACGACGCAGCGGGGGCAATTCAGGGCACAAACCGGGCTAGAACAATGAGCGAACATCTGCCTGGACATTCCCCGGCGAATCAGTGTAAATAGCCAGCCAATCAGATGCACGTCTGAAACCGGACGGCAGAAGGGAGGTGTTGCGGACTGGAGAAAGGAAAGACCCGTGACTGGACCTCAACCGAAGCGCGCTATTTCAAACATCCCGCTGACCCTCGAAGCAATCTATTACCCCAGACCGATCCCGAACAGCGCGGCACTCCTCACGGTGCTGGGGCTTGTCTTCGACAAAGTATATTTCCCTGGCGTTTACCTCCCCCTCGATGGCTACAGCGCAAAAGAGCTGCAGCAGGAGATTGCGCGCATCGACGCGCTCAAGGAGGGGGACTATGACACGCGCCTGCTGCTTGCCATGCTGCGGTTCATCCCACACGCCAAGACCTTGGCTGGATTTTGCGAGTTCACCGGAACGGAGGATCACATCTTCGGTGGCAGCGCTGCGGTCACAGAGCAATTTGTACGCGCGCTGGTCGATGCCATTCATGGCCCGCATAAGCCAGGTTGGACC